AGGTTTTCTACTTTTTTCAATACGCCGCGCAGTACCCTGCCGTCTATCTCAAATTCTACTTTGCCGCTGGCGATGCCGCCCGCAGGCTCCAGCATATTACGCAGTTTGTCAAGTGGGGCTACCACTTCCGGGTTATTAGCTGCGCCCGCGTACTCACCAAAGATACCCAGCGTAGGGCCGTAGGCTATACCGCCATCCGCATACATCGGTATGCCTGCTGCTATTACCATAGCCTCCATAGCTGCGGTAAAGCCGGCAGCGATGCCAAAGCCGGCAAACGGTATATAGGCGTGTGCCGCCATATATTCGGCTGCTGCTAACTCCGTCCAGCTGGCTGTTTCAAGTTTGTTGGCTGCTATCTGTACGGCACTGGCACCTACGTTAGCTGTCGTGGCTGCTTCGCGCACGCCTGCTTCGGTTGTTTCTGCGCCTGCTTCTACACCCTTTGTAGCTGCGTGTGCTGCGCTTGCTGCCGTCAGCATATTAATTATAGCTACCACAGTCTGGATGCCCTCATACAGCTGTAAAAAGCCATCTATGATGCCTGTAACTTTCTGCCATGCGTTGCCGTTACCCTCCAGTGCGTCAGTAATGCTTTGCACGCCATCACCCATGCCTTTAATACCACTGTAGCCGGTCTTAAAGGTGTCAAAGGTGCGCACACTTGTTTTGCGCCACTGCTCATACGTGCTGATCATCCTTTCGATGTCTTTACGTTGGTCGTCTGTTACCGGGTTCTCGGTGTCGGCTAACATCCGATTCAGGGCGTTAATCTTTTCGGTCAGTTCGTCAAAGCCCATGCCCTTAATCTTAACTTTGTAGTCGTGACCTGTCAGGGCGTTTACTTCGTCGATCTCTTTTTGCATACTGGGCAGTTCGATACCTCGCTGTAGGGCATCGCGCTTAGCGTTCAGCGCGTCGATGGTTTTCTGCGTGTTCTGCACTTCGTCTGCACTCTGCTTTTTTTGCAGCTGCTGATAATAGCTAATCGCGTCGTCTAAATCCGCGATGGTGTTTAGTGTCGATATATCGCCGGGCTTTTTCAGTTCGGCTAACACGTCGTCCCATGCTGATTTTAGGTCATTCAGCGCGTTAATCTGTTTTTGTATTTCGGTGCGCTCGGTAGCTGTGGCGGTAGATAGTTTCTGCGTGTAATACTCTAACTCGGTATTCAGCTGCTCATAGGTTTCTATCTGGTCAGTAGCCACAGGCGTATGTGCGGCTAATTCGCGCTGCTTACGTAGTGCGGTCAGTCGTTCTATCTCTTTGTCGATGCCGGCTAACTGCTCATCGTTAGCACCGCGGCGTAGCATCTGCTGGTAGCTAATCTCTTTGTCGATGTCGTCAAAGCTACTAAGTTTGGCGGGGCGTTCTGCTTCTGCTTGCAGCTGCTTGATAACATCTATTTCGTTATTCCACGCGGCTATATTCTGTGCGATGGTGGTACGCTCTTCTTCGCCGGCACTAACGTAGTCGTCTTTGGCTTTATTAACCAAATCATTAAGTTCTTGCAGGCGCGTTTTCTCTTTGGCTGCACTGCTACTACTGCCACCGCCTTTCGTTGTGGTGGTAGTCGGGGCAGTGCTGCTGCCACGCACGGCAAATGTTAGTTTGTTAGCGTCCTCTATAGCACCTTGCATTTCAGTTTTCAGGGCCTTAATAGATGCCATATTACTGTTATAGGCTGCCTGTGCTTTTTCGGCATCGCTACTACCTACTACTTCTTCGGTAGTCTTGTAGCTGCCCCAACCGTCGGCACTCTTATACACGTCGCGCGTTTCACGTTTTTTGCTGTACTTCTTAGTGCTGCCGTCTTCGTTGTGGGTCAGTTCGTAGTTTTCCTGCTCTTTGGCTGCTATCTGATTAGCCAAAGTGCGGGTGCGCGCCTCTATAATCATCTGGCGGCAGTATGCCTCACTGTTAGATATTAGGGCATTGTACCAATCAGCTACGCTATTAAAATATCCCATAGTTTCGCCGTAGGTACTATTCATTTCATCTACTATTTTCTTTTCCTGCTGCTTGGTGCCGTGGAAATCTTTCAGGGTAGCTATGTTTATTTCCAGTGCAGCGCGTGTGCCCTCCAGTGCGGATGTTTCGGCTTTGTGCAGTTCCTCTGCACTCTCGGCATCGCGTTTGGCTCTCTCATTAGCGTCTAACAGTTTGTTAGTGCTCTGGGCTGCCTCGTCGGATGCGTTCATAAAATACTCTAACGCCATTGTCAGGGCAGTAATAGCAGCACCGACACCTGTAGCCACCAATAAACCACGGATAGCTAATTTAAGTGCGATGGCAGACGCTGCCGCACCTCGGTTAGATGCAGTGAGTATGTTAGTAGCCTGCGCTGCTTTGGTAGCGTTAAGCCCGGATAGACGCAGCACTATGTTAAGCAGTTTGCCTTTGGTCGCCCACGCCGACACAGCAGCTGTAGCAGTCTTAACGCCCATCACCAATTTTACGACACCGCTAAGTGCGATGGTAGTATTAGCCGCGATGGTTAAGATAGGCATAGCACCCTGTACCAAACCGCCTAACTGCTCCTTAACATCACCTAATGTATTTTCCAGCTGCTTTAATTTGCCGTCGTCAGTCTGCGCTAATGCCTCATTCATGCCGCCTACTGAACTTTCAATAACTTCGGCTAAGGTGGCAGCGCGCTGTGATTCGTCGCCAAATTTCAGTATCTTTTCCTGCGCCTCATCGAATTTGTAACCATAGCGGCTAAGTGCGTTTACTTGGCCGTCCATTACTTTGCCCAGCATCGTAGCGATCTGCGCGGCACTCTCCTGTGTCGCGTTCAAACCGTACTGCTGTGCCACCATGTCGTTAAGTACAGGTATTAATGTTTCAAGTGTAGATTTTTGGGTTAGGTAGGTCGCTAACTCCTGCGCACCGGCTAACTGCACTTCGTCACCGATAACGCCTAATTCCTGCTGCGCGCTGCACAGGTCTTTAATGCTCTGTATATCCTCATCGCGCGCGCTCATCGTGTTGCGCATATTAGTGGCTAACTTGGTTTCAGCCTCTATCTGCGCTGCGTGTGCATCCGTCAAACCTTTAAAAGCACTGTACAGCTGCTGCACACTGCTTTGTACTTGGTCGATGCCTGTAGCGATGGCTGCAAAGTTAATGGCACTGGTATTTAGCTTTTCAGCCTCCGATATTACAGATGTCATAACTTGCTTCAAGCCGTCGGCATCTTTGGCTAAGTCCTTAAAGCCTTTGCCGTCGCCATCCAGCTTAAATGTGATTGAAATTGTGCTTTTTCCTGCCATCGTTGTTACGTTTATTTATTGGCATCTGTGCGATGCACTAATTTTTCAAATCGTTGCTTACACTCGGCAGCTGTCGGCTGTGCTTTGCCCGCTGCTTTCTGTTTTCGTTTTCCATTGTCCCACGGTAGAGGTACTAAAGCCTGTGGCGTGATTTTCTTTTTAACGTGCGGCTGTATGCAGATAGCTGCTAACAGTCGCATACGCTCCCAGTCGCCTTTTTCTGTCGCTTCGCGCATATCTGACCATGCTTTACTAATGGCCTCAAATTCTTCAAAGGTACTGTTACAAAAGTCGTCAAACGTCAGGCCTATGCAGCCCATCGCCATGCCTAACAGTTCCGTGATACCTACAGGCTTTTTTTTTCTGCGGTGTCGTCTGCTGCTTGGGTGTTGGCTCTAATGCTGGTTTCCCATGCCGCCATGTCTTCGGGGCTAATGTTGTCGGCAAAGTCCATCAGTGATAGGTCAAATCGTTTGCCCTCTCGCTTACAGGCGGATGCCACACAGCACCACAGATAGGTGCATAGGTCGCTAAAACTACCGTCCATCGCCGTTACTTCTCGGCCTGTTTCCTGTTTGAAACGCAGCATAGCCCCCATAGTAGGGCTACAGGGGTATGCTTCGCCGTTTATTGCTATTTCGATGCGTTTCATTAGGCTGCGTCAGTTTCTCTGCCGGGATAGGTTTCAGGCTCGCCGTCGTTTTCCAAAGATCCTGTGTAAGTTGCATCGTCCTGTGCAGGGCTGGTTTCCTCCAGCGATGCGATAACGAAATTACCTTTAACGTAGGGTGTGTCGTCGCCCTCTCTCTCAAAGGCTTCTACCTCTACGCTCTGACCTTTGCCCCACTTGGCTGCAATCTCACTAAAGCCGTTTTCGGTTTCGTTGTAAAAACGCAAACCGTCAAACGAAATAGAAATGCTAAGGCCTGTAACGCCTTTGCCTTTCCAAAGTCCGGCAGACTTAGACGCAGTAGCCACCGGCTTAACTGCGCGGTCTTTAGTTTCACTGTTAAATGTCAGTGTGTGGCTTGTGCAATGTCCTATCGCCTTGCCCCCTACTTTCAAAAGCAGGTCACTACCATTAATATAGTTACTTTCCATAATTCGTTTATATTTTCACGTTAAACACTAATTGCTGCACATAGGCATCATCTTGGTAGGCTTCTTCGCTGTCGTTCAGTGTGCAGCTGCGCATACCCTCATACTGGCGATGGTCTAACGCACCGCGCACTGCCTCGGCTAACTCCACGCCCGCGCTGTAGCTTTCAGTAAAGCAAAGTACCTCTATTTGTACTGTGTCGGCACTGGTCGCGCCTTTGGTCGGCACCGGCACCATGCTGCTGCGCCTATACAGGATATACGGCAGCGTTTCTGTGTCAGTGGCGGCTACCGGGAATACCTTGTTAGTGCGCTGCTTTACGTCTTCGTCGCTGATCAGGATAGCGCGAATAATTTCGCCCGCGCTTAATGATGTCTTAGTTACAGCCATACTTCTTAGCTATTTTTTCTACGTTATTTATCACTTCGTTGTGCAAATCGTTAGTCACACTATCGCGTACATCGTCGCGGGTCTTACGCATAAAGCCGTAGCGTTTCATACGGCCTGTGCTGTGACCTTTGCGGGCGCGGGTATAGACTTTGGTTTTGGTCTTAGTGCGGCGCAGTTCCGTACCCTCTTCGGCCCAGATTAAAACAGGCTTTTTTAGTCCCTGTCGGTTCGTATGGTAGCCATACGATTTACCGCCGGCTTTGCCTGCTCGCTTCGTGCCAATCGTTACACGAAATCCGGCTGCTTTCTTAAAAACTATGGCACGTACTCCGTTAGTCAGGTCACGATCTGTACGGATGCTGCCGCGCAAATTATTAATCGCTGTTTTTCGTACCTTGTTGGCCTCTCGCCTAAAAGCACCTTTTAATGCCTGTAATCTGCGCTTCGGCTCCATTTCGACAAATAGCTGTCGCAAATTCGCGTCGTCATAGTTCAAAGCGTCTGCCATCGTCTTTACTCGTTTACGCGTGTGCAAACCAAAGTAACATAGCCTCTATCCAAATTAGGGATAATGTTAGTTATGCTGTAGAGGTAGCCGCCCAGCTGTCGTACTCTCCAGTTCTCGGCTACT